CAGCCACGCACTCCGTCCCTCATGACAGCAGCGGCGCATTGCAGGGCGCTGGAGCCGCGATCGTCGGCGCCTCCCTGCATACCCCCAACCACCAGACATCAGGCGCTCTGGCGGGCCTGGGTGCGGCCATCACAGGCACGGCTGTCAGGTCATCTACAGCACCGTCTCACAGCACGGCTGGATCCCTGGCAGGGCCTGGCGCATCGGTCTCCGGCACCTCAGTCCACAACGTCACGCACGACACCACGGGCCTTCTGGCCGGGCCTGGATCGACGGTCTTCGGCGCCGGCCAGAACGGCACCATCGCGCCATACGTTCAGACCGGCGGCGGCGGGCCGGATGCAGCCGATGAGCACGAGCAGCACCTGGCCGCCTCGCATGCTGCAGCCAAGCGCCTGTATGCCAAGCTGAAGGCGCCGGGCCCTAAGGATCTCCCGCCAGAGCCGCCCGCTGCAGTTGCGGCAACACCCAAGCCCACCAAGCCGAAGAAACCTAATGCACAAACTGCATCGGGCCTGGTGTCAGTTGTCACAGACAAACCAATTCACATCCAATTCGACCCAATTCAGGATCAAGAAGAAGAGGAAGCCTTGATCGAAGAACTGCTGCTCGAAATGATGATGGACTGATCCACGCCGCTCCTCGTGGTTGGCCCGCTTCGGCGGGCTTTTTTTCGTCTGTACACAGCCAATTCAAATGAGACCTCCCCCTTTTTTTGATTGACGGAACATCCCTTCCAAGTCGCATACCAAGCGGCCTGAGCGTTATCAGGTGGGTGCGGCCGATCACGTTGTCCTACGAAACAGGAAAGAAGAAATGACCCAGAAGCGCGACCTCGACTACTACATGGACCACCCGGAAGATATTCCGGAAGGCACCGACATCGAAGCCCTCGTGGCTGGCGGGTCGGTTGCCAAGTCTGTGGAACAGGTCACCGATGAAACAGGCGAATCCAGCGCATCGTCCGGCGCAGTCGGTGAGGGGAAGTCGGCAGAAGTTGGTGAGAGCAAGACCCAGGCTGAAACCCAGCAAGGTGATGCCAAGCCGGTCATCCAGTCCAAGAACGGGAAGCACAGCATTCCGTACTCGGTCCTGGAATCCGAGCGTGCGCAGCGCCAGGCTGCGGAGGCCGCTCAGCAGCAGTTGCAAGATCGCCTGACGGCGCTCGAGCAGCAACTCAGGAGCGGCAACTCGACGCCCAGCGAAGGAGCCACCGAGGCACCCGACCTGAGCGACGACGAGATCACGCAGATCTCCGAGGATTTCCCGTCGACCGGCAAGGCCCTCAAGGCCCTGATGGCTCGTGTGGAAACCCTGAACCAGCAATTGCTCAGCGTTCAGCAGGCCGAAGGCAATCGGCGCCAGGTTGAGAAGCAGACCGCTTCGAACACGGTGCAGGAAGCCATCGACAACAACTCGACGCTGAGTTACTGGCAGGCGCAGGACCCGGAGATGTTCGCCGAGGCCGTCAAGCTCGACAACCAACTGAAGGCCAACCCGCGCAATCGAGCCTTGTCGTTCGATGAGCGGTTCCAAAAGGTCGTCACCGGTATGGAGGCCATCTATGGCCCCACCGAATTGCCCGAGGAATACCGCCAGCAGGCCGCGAAGGAGGCAACTCCAGCAGCGGTTTCGAATACCAAGCAAGCAACAAATGTCGCGGCAGCGGCAAACAAGGCCATCGCCGAAGCGCAAACCAGCTCGCGTGTGAAGACCTTGTCGGAGATCCCGGGCGGCGTGCCCCCGGAGACCGACGAGATCACGCAACTGGGAACGATGTCGGCGCAGGACCTGGGCAACAAGTTCATGAAGATGGACATGAACCAGCTCTCGGCTCTGTTGCAGCGTGCTGCCTGATTGATTCGGCCACACACCAATTCGGAGTAGACCACCATGTCTCAGACCCAAGTCCTGAAGGGCGATGCCCTCAGTCGGAAGCTCTTTTCGGTCGCGCTGTTCGCGCAGACCCAACGCATGCCCGGTTTCGGCCGCATGCTCACCGGCCCGTCGGCTGACGCCGGCCAAGCCATCAGCAAGATCAAGGGGCAGTCTGTCCCTGACATGCCCATCGTCCGCGTCACCGACCTGAGCAAGACGGCCGGCGACACGATCTCGCTGGACCTGTTCGGTGTCATCGGCGGCGCGCCCATCACGGGCGACCAGATCGCTGAAGGGCGCGGCGAGAAGCTGACGTCGTCCAGCATGGACATCAGCATCAACCTGATGACCAAGGCTGTCGATGCCGGCGGCAAGATGAGCCAGCAGCGCACGCTGCAGGACCTGCGCACCATCGCCATGGCCCAGCTCACGAACTACTTCGCCCGCCTGGATGACCAGACGAGCCTGGTGTTCATGGCCGGCGCCCGTGGCTACCAGTCGCAGAACGACTGGGTGGTTCCCGTCTCTGCCTCGACCGACCCCAATGCCGACCCTGTGCTGTCGGACGTGATGGTCAACAAGGTCCAGGCTCCGACGTACAACCGCCACTTCGTGGCCAGCGGCACGACCATCATCAAGGGTGGCCAGCAGCTCGGCTCGATCGCCACGACCGATGTGTTCAAGCTCGAGCACATCGACGCGCTGCGCACCTACATCGATGAGCTGGAGTACCCGCTGCAGCCCGTCCGCATCCAGGACGACCCGGCCGCCGCCGACGATCCGATGTGGGTGATGTTCGTCACGCCGCGCCAGTACAGCTCGCTGCTGTCGGCTTCTGGCACGACCGCGCTGCGCACCTTCCAGCAGAACGCCTGGAACCGTGCCAGCTACGGCTCCAAGCACCCGCTGTTCAAGGGTGAAGTGGGCATGTGGAACGGCATCCTGGTGAAGAAGCTCAACCGCGCGATCCGGTTCACCACCGGTACGTCGGCGCAGATCATCACCCAGGCCAACGCCGCGACGGCAACCGAGAGCGCTCAGGCCATCGCTGGCGCGATCATCTCAACCTTCGCGGTCGACCGGGCCATCCTGCTGGGCGCGCAGGCGCTGGGCAACGTCTACGGCAAGAACAAGTCCTCGGACTACTTCTTCTCGTGGCTGGAGCGCCAGTACAACTTCGAGCGCAACATGGAAGTGGCCGGTGACTGCATGGGCGGCAAGGCCAAGCTGCGGTTCGCCTATGACGAGAGCGGCGTGAAGGTCCCGACCGATCACGGCGTCATCGTCCTCGACACTGCGGTGCCGCTGACCTGATGAGCAGGGGCCTGGGTAACCGGGCCCCACTCAACAACCCCTCATTCGGAGAATTGAACCATGGCTACCTATACCGCTTCCGACCTCCTGACGAAGCCGCTGCCCGGCATCGACCAGGCCTCCAACTACTTCGGCACCATCAGCAACTCTGTGGCCACCGCCACGGGCGACCTGCTGCGCCCGCTGAAGCTCCCCGCCGGCTTCCGCATGTCGGTGATGTTCGTCAACGTGCGCACCGCCTTCGGCACCACTGCTCCGGCCTCGATCGGCATCAGCCATGTCGACGGCAGCACGGTGCCGGCCCTGGTGTACGGCACGGCCACCGCCGCCACCGTCATCACGGCTGCGACCGATACGATCCATGCATCGACCGGCAACAAGCTGGTCATGCCGCAGATCGGCGCCTGGACGACGAGCAAGGAGAGCTACCTCGAAGTTCTCTTCGGCACCATCGGCACGGGCGCTGCCGGCGTGGCCGACTATTCGGTGATCGGCGAGTTCGCTGGCAGCAAGTGATCGACGTGCGTTGATCGAGGGGCTGCACCCGGTGCAGCCTTTCTCTTGAGCGCATGAGGTGCAAATGACCCTGATCCCCATCAAGTACGTCGGTCAGCAAGACACCTGGCAGGACCACCTGTACGGATCGGGCGAGACCTTCCACAAGGGCAAGACGGCCCAGGTCCCAGCCTGGCTGGCAGCGTCCCTGCTGCAGCACCCGGAGTTCGAAGACCGCCGCCCTGCCGGCCAGCGCAGCCTGCGCATCGTTGCCGAGCGGCCTGTCACCAAGGACCCGGTGGAGGAGATGCGCGAGCTGCAGGAGATCGAGACCCAGGTGAGGCTGGACACGATGACCAAGGCGCAACTGGCCACCCACGCCATGCGCGCATTCGGTGTGCGGGTCGACCTGAGCGACCCCAAGGTCGACGTCATCGGATCCGTCCGTACCCTGACCCGCCAGCGGGCCGCATGAATCAATGGCGCAAACCATGCAGACCATCGTTGACCTCGCGCGCGTCCCGCTGAACGATGCCAAGAAGGCTCGCTACACCGACGCGGTGCTGCTGGGCTATGTCAACGCGGCCATCCACCGGGCCTACGAACTCCGGCCGGACCTGATGATCGGCACAAGCTACGCCGGCTACACCGCCCTGCCGATCACCGCCACGTTCCCGCTGGCCGATCGCTTCGCCCAGACCGTGGCCGACTATGCTGGTGGCCGGGCCGAGCTCAAGGACGACGACGGCACGAGCTTCGCCCGGGCGCAACTGCTGCTGAACCTGTTCGCGGCAGAGCTGGTCTCGTGACGCCCTACACCGCCTTCTACGACGACGTCCTGCCTGAGATGCCAGGCTGCACGACAACGCTCGCGCTGCACCACATCAAGCGGACATGCAACGACTTCTACGAGCGGTCGCTCTTCGGCCGGGAAGATTGCGCTCTGCTGGACGTTGTGGTCGCAACGCCCAGCTATACGGCCGTGACCCTGGACCCGACGAACTTCGATGTGACGCGGGTTCTCGAGGTGCGGCTGAAGAACACGGCCTCGACCGGCATCAAGCCCAAGGTCTTGAGCCCTCGCAGCAAGGCCTGGCTGGACCAGTTCATGCCTGACTGGGACACCCAGGCCGGCACGCCTAGCGCGTACATGCAGACTGCGGCGAACAACGTCACCCTGGCCTACATCCCAGACACGACCTACCTGGCCGGACTGCAGATCAGCATCGCCAAGGTGCCCAACTATGCCGGCGCCGGCATAGACGATGCGGTCTACGGCAAGTTCTCCGAGAGCATCGCGCTTGGCATCAAGGCGCGGCTGATGCGCATGGCCAAGAAGCCCTGGACCAACGACAAGATGGCCCCGGTGTACGCACAGCAGTTTGAGGGCGAGGTCGCAGCGGCGGCGGCCATTGCCAACGTCGGGTACGGCAGGGCCGTGATGCGCACGCGCGCATGGGGTTGACCCCATGGCCGTCGTCATCCAAAACTTCTCCGGCGTAGCGCCGGCCAAGACGCCCTGGAAGCTGCCGCTGGGGATGGCCCAGGTCGCTCAGAACGTCAACCCTGACTCGCGCACCATCAAGCCCTGGAAAGACGCCGTCACGGTGTCGTCGGGCTACACCGCTGGCGCCACCACCACGATCTTCCGCTTCGGCCGCAGCCTGATCAGCGACGTCTCGTACTGGTTCCAGTGGACCAAGGACGTCGATGTCGTCAAGGGCCCGATCATCGGGGACACCTCCGAGCGCACCTTCTACACCGGAGACGGCGCGCCGAAGTGGACCAACAGCACGCTGGCCCTGACCGGCGGCGCACCGTACCCGGCCGCCTATCGGGATCTGGGCGTCACCCGACCGACCGGGACGCCCGTGATGAGCGTGTCCGGCACGGCGACGTCGAACGACTACCGCCAGGTGGGGTATGCCTACACCAACGTCACGGCCTACGGCGAGGAGTCAGCACCTTCCCCCATCTGCACCTCGCAGTCGGTGTTCGCCGGCCAGACCGCCTCCATCACCGGCTTCGACACGCTGCCTTCAGGCAACGGATCCTGCGTCACCAGGCGCCTGTACCGCACGGTCACCAGCAGCACCGACACCAACCTCTACTTCGTCAAGGAGTCCAGCTCGGCGACCATCGTTGACGACGTCGGCTCCAACATCGGCGAGGTGATCCAGACCACAGCCTGGGTTCCGCCGCCGTCGACCATGGCCGGCCTGATCGCGATGGCCAACGGCATCCTGATCGGGTTCACCGGCAACGACGTGTGCGTGAGCGCGCAGTACGCGCCCTATGCCTGGCCGGTCAAGTACAAGCTGTCCACCGACTTCCCGATCGTTGGGCTGTGCGCCATGGGCAACCAGGCCGTGGTGCTGACCTGGGGCAACCCGTACATGCTGAGCGGCACGACGTCGGACGCGCTGTCGCTGACCAAGATCGAGAGCCCAGAGGCCTGCGTCTCGAAGCGCTCGATCCGCAACATCACCAGCCCGATGCCGACGATGTCCGGCGCCAACATCATGGTCGGCACGGTCTACTACGCCAGCCAGAACGGCCTGTGCGCCTGCGACACCGGGGGCAGCATCAAGGTCGTCACCAACGGCCTGCTGAACCGCGAGGACTGGCAGGCTCTGAACCCGACGTCGATCCAGGGCTACGTCTACAACGGGCGCTACTTCGGGTTCTTCAACACCGGCACCGTGCAGGGCGGATTCTGCTTCGACCCTCGCGGCGACGACACGGCCCTGACCCTGTTCCCGTTCTACGCCACGGGCGGGTTCTTCGACATCGCGATGGACCACATGCTGCTGCAGGTCGGCACGAACATCGTGCTGTGGAACAGCAGCTCGACGCCGCTGACGGCGACCTGGCGCTCCGGAATCATCGGCACCAAGCCCATGGTGTACCGCTTCGCCCAGGTCTTCGCCCGGGCCTATGCGGGCGCAGTCATCTTCAACCTCTATGCCGATGGCTTCCTGATCTGGACTGAGGTGGTGGCCGACTCCAGGCCCTTCAGCCTGCCGTGCGAAGACAAGGCCATCCAGTGGGAGATCGAGATCATCACCACGAGCGAGGTCTATGAGTTCGACATGGCCATCAATCTGGATGATCTGAGGCAAGCGGGGGGATCGTGAGCGGCCTACCCAGCCTGCCGCCCGGTCTGCCCGTCGGGCTGCAGCGCTACCTGGAGACGCTGGGCCGGCAGTTCGAAGTCACGCAAGCTGACCGTGGGTCGCCCCTGGCCTCGAAGCCGACGTTCCAGGATCTGGTCGACATCGGGCTGATCTCGGCCAACGCCAGCCAGGCCCTGAAGTCCAACGGCAAGACCTTCACCCTGGCCAGCGCGAAGAACTGGCTGTCGTCTTCCGTCCCGAGCTGGTTCACCTCGCTGCTCAACCCGCCGGCCCCGGTGGCCCTGACGGTGCTGGCCAACCAGTCCAACTTGGTGCTGGTGTTCGACGCCTGGAACAGCGACTACTACGGCCAGACGCTGATCTATCGCTCCAGCAAG